TTGTGGTGTCGGGTAATAATGTGATCGTGGCTGGTAATGGTACTGTCGCTGCTGCTAAAAGTCTGGGCTGGTCTGAGGTGCAAATAGTTAGAGTACCTGCTGATTGGACTGCTGAGCAGATTACTGCATATGCCCTGGCTGATAATCGCACAGCTGAATTGGCTGAGTGGGATTCTAAGATTTTGGCTGACCAGTTATTAGAGCTGGATGCTGTTGGGTGGGACATATCAGAGTTTGGTTTCGAGCCGTTAAATCCTGTTCTTAATTTGGATGATGATGAGCCTCTAAGTTTTGATGAGGTTACACCTAGAGTGAAATTAGGTGAATTATGGGTGCTCGGGAATCATAGGCTTTTATGTGGTGACTCTACTGATGAGCAGAGTGTGTCCTATCTTATGGGTGGTGAGTTAGCAGATTTAATATTCACTGATCCACCGTACGGTGTTAATTATGATGGTGGTCATGCGTGGACTAACTATGAGCGTAGAGAGAAATTAGAAAACGATAACAAGACTAATATGTATGACGCTCCTATAAAGAATGCGTCTAAGTTTTCTAAAGATAATGCTGCTCTATATTTATGGTTCGCAGCCAACGATTTAATCTCGGATGTTTTGACAGGTGTAGAGCAGGCTAATTGGAAAATCAGAAATTGGATAATCTGGAATAAGAATATGGCGCAGTTCGGAGCCATATCAGCTCAGTACAAAGTGAAGCATGAGCCATGTATTTACGCCTATAAGAAAGGTCAGAAAGTTAATTGGTCAGGCCCCACTAATGAGGTCACTGTCTGGGATGTTAAACGTAATGCAAAGAATACTTTTCACCCGACACAGAAACCAGTCGAGTTAGCGTTACGCGCTATTGGTAATCATGCTGCAGATAAAGTCATGGACTTATTTGGTGGGTCAGGCTCTACACTCATCGCGTGCGAGTCATTGAATAAATCTTGCTACATGATGGAATTAGATCCTAAATATTGTGATGTCATTATTGATAGATGGGAACGTGCTACAGGTAAGACAGCTGAGAGGATAGATAGTGAGTGACATTATCCTAGAATATATAGAGATAAAAGATTTGATACTAGACCCACAGAACGCTAGGCTGCACGATAAAAGAAATCTTGAAGCGATATCAGGATCACTCCAGACATTTGGTCAAAGAAAACCGATAGTTATAGATGCTAACAATACGATTGTCGCTGGAAACGGAACAGTTACTGCTGCAAAGAATCTCGGGTGGAATCAGATACTCGCTGTGAGAGTGCCTAGTGACTGGTCACCTGAGCAGATAAAAGCGTATGCGTTAGCTGATAATAAAACGGCTGAACTGGCTGAGTGGGATTCACGTGTGTTAGCAGATCAGTTATTAGAACTAGATGGTAAAGGGTGGGCTGTGCAAGACTTCGGCTTCTTACCCTTATCTCCTGACATCGTAGAGGATCCTTTCTCATTGTTAAAAGATGATGATAGAAAAGATGCCACACAGATGACATTCACTCTGACTCTAGAACAGGGCGAGATAGTTAAGGCATGTATCACTGCTGCTATTAAGTCAGGCAAGATATCTAAAGAATCAGAAAATGCTAACCGTAACGGTAACGCTTTATTCTTAATCTGTAGCGAGTGGTCTAATGACCTCAGCTAAGGACTTACGCATAGAGGGCATCGGTGTTAAGGATGCAAATGCGTTCGTTAGACAGCATCATTACTCAGGCAAAGTCGATACCAGGTCACAACTACATCTAGGTGTTTTCTGGGATGGTCGTCTAGAGGGTGTCATGCAGTTCGGCCCATCTTTAGATAAGACTAGAAGTGTGCATTTAGTAAAAGATACTAAATGGAATAGTTTCATAGAGTTAAATAGATTAGTTTTCACTGACCGTCTGCCACGTAATAGTGAGTCACGTGCTATCAGTGTTGCTATGAAATTGTTAAGAAAGAAAGCACCACATATTGAGTGGTGTCTATCCTATGCTGATGGCACTCAGTGTGGAGATGGCACGATATATAGAGCCTCTGGATTTCACCTACTAAAAGTGACTCCTAATAAATCTATGTGGCGCATGCCTGATGGTGAGGTCATCATGAAAATAGTTCTTGAACCAGGATTTAGTCCACATGGTTCACAAAAAAATACAGTTAAGTCACGATATGGAAAGACTGGCACTGAATCAGCTACCTCATTTCTAAAACGCATAGGTGCAGAATGTCTAGGTGGTTATCAACTGAAATATATATATTTCCTAAACCCTGCTGCGCGTAGCAGACTAACAGTACCTGTATTACACTATGATGAGATTAAGAAGCAAGGCGCACAGATGTATAAAGGGAATCGTGCCTAGTAGATGTAGATAGCGACATACTGGTCTATCCAGATCAGGTAGGGCAGTGCAAATCTGACCACTAGGCTCCAACTTACAGAAATGATGATATGACTCGTACTGGTAGACCACCTAAACCTATTGAGCAGAAACGCCTAACAGGTAACCCAGGGAAGAGACCATTACCATCACAGGGGTCATTAGTTTTATTACCATCTATGTATGAGATACCTGAGCCACCTAGACCACTGGTCACTGATGCTGCTAAGGCGATGTGGGACAGAGTTTGGAGTATGGGGCAGACCTGGTTAAGTCCTCAGACAGATATCGAATTACTGCTGATGACATGTGAGATGGTAGATGAGAGATGGAACCTAAGAATTAAAGTACTGACTGATAATCGACCAGAGGAACGAAAAGGTTTAAGAGATTTAGAAAGACAGCTAGTTGCTAACCTGTCACTACTAGGATTTACACCTACCGACAGATCACGTCTAGGTGTAGCTGAAGTTAAACGAGTATCTAAAATAGAGGAACTGCGTGCTAGAAAAGAAGAGAACAGATTCATCATGGCCACCGAGGTGGCTCACACCGATACCACACCAGGATTTAGTAAATAGCAGAGGCGATGAAGTCTCAGACTTCATAGATGCACTGTGCATACAAACTAAGGACACTGTCGCTGGTAGAGCTGGTGACCGTATCCTGCTACGTAACTGGCAGCGACAATTATTAACTCACATCTTTGCAGTCAGACCTGATGGTCAGCTAAGACATCGCACAGCCCTGGTCGGCATGGCCAGAAAGAACGGCAAATCGGCTATGTCATCTGGGATAGCGTTATCAGGTTTATTTATGGGTGAGCCTGGGTCAGAGATTTATTCTTGTGCTGCTGACAGAGATCAGGCACGTATCGTATTCGGTGATGCTAAAAGGATGATTGAGGCTGAGCCTGAGATGATGGAGCAGGCTAAGTTATATCGTGATGCGATAGAGATACCGTCACTCGGATCTGTTTATCGTGTGCTCTCATCTGAGGCTTTCACTAAAGAGGGACTATCTCCTACCCTGGTCGTATATGACGAATTACATGCTGCACCTAATCGTGAACTGTTCGATGTTATGACATTAGGTATGGGGGCTAGACGTGAACCGTTACTCCTAGCAATTACTACAGCTGGTGTTAAGACAGATAACACAGGTCAGGACTCAGTGGCCTACAGTCTTTACCAATACGGTCAGCGTGTAGCTAAGGGTGAAACTGATGACCCATCATTCATGATGGCGTGGTGGGAAGCACCTATAGATGCTAACCATCGCAGTCACGACACATGGGCTATGGCAAATCCAGCATTCGGTGATCTTAATAGTGTCGAGGATTTTGAGTCAGCTGTAAAGAGGACACCTGAGGCAGAGTTCAGAACAAAACGCACAAATGCGTGGGTGTCCAGTAATCAGGCATGGTTACCATCTGGCACATGGGATTCGAGAGCTGAATTAAAAGAGGTACAGCCAGATACTGAAGTGGTGCTCGGATTTGATGGGTCATTTTCAGGTGACGCATCAGTAATAGTCGGAGTAACTATAGAGGAGCAGCCTCATGTTTTCTTAGTAAAAGCGTGGGAGAAATCACCTAACGATAGAGACGACTGGCGAGTGGACACATCTGAAGTGGAATCAGAAATAATCTTGGCATGTAATAAATATAAAGTGCGTGAGGTCGCATGTGACCCTTTCAGATGGCAGAGATCTATGCAGGTGCTACAGGATGTAGGTATCCCAATAGTGGAGTGGCCATCAACATCAGCAGCAAGAATGATTCCTGCGTGCGCTAAATTTTATGACGCTGTCGTGCAGGAGAAACTCACACATGACGGTGACCCATTACTAGCACGTCATATCTCTAATGCTGTCATAAAGACCGATAGACTAGGTCCACGTATAGTAAAAGAACACAGAGGTTCACCACGCAAGATAGATGCTGCAGTTGCTAGTATTATTGCATTTGACAGAGCAACAGCATCTCGCACCGAGGTCGAGCAACCTGTCCCAGATTTCTTTATGTAGGGAGTTTCATTGTTAGCCACTGTCGCACAAGCGTTAGGTTTATTAACTATCTCAGCTGGTATTACCTGGATATATGCACCAGCAGGGTTAGTCACATTAGGTATCAGCATCACAATATTTGGTTTAGCCATAGAGCGTGGTAACAGATAATGCTCTCACGTTTATTTAGCAACAATATAGAAAGTCGTAATATTTCATTCCAGTCTATCTGGGGTGCAGGTGACACTTTTGCATTTACTACTGAGGCTGGCACACCAATAGATGAAAACACTGCGATGCGTATCAGCGCGTTCTACGCTGCTGTGTTACTTATCTCAGACACCATATCCACATTACCTGTGGACTCATTTATTCGTAGAGATGGTAATCGTGTCCCATACCGACCAAGACCTGAGTGGGTTCAAAAACCAGACGTTGATTTATTAAGATCCGAGCATTATCAGCAAGTATTGATTTCATTATTATTAGACGGTAACTCATTTACACGTATCTATCGTGACAGCAGAGGAGATATTCAAAACCTAGTTGTCCTAGATCCTATGCGTATCACTGTGCGCAGAAATCCTGACACACGTGAAATCGAATACGTACTAGATGACTCTAATCAGGCAGTCATATCTAAAGATGACATGATCCAGATTACTGAAATGCGTAAGCCTGGTGCGCTCAGAGGCTTATCACGTGTATCAGAATTAAAAGATAATTTAGGTCTAGCATCAGCACTGCAATCATTCGCAGCACGCTTCTTCGGACAGGGTGCAACTGTGCAGGGCATCATCGAGTTCCCAGGTCAGCTGACACGTGAGCAGGCAACTAATCTGCGCGATAACTTTGATATCTCCCATAAAGGATATAGAAAATCACACAAGACAGGTGTCCTATCTGGTGGTGCTAAGTACACTAAGACTGGTACAGCACCTGACGAAGCACAGATGCTGGAGTCTAGAAAATTAGCATTTGAAGAAATAGCACGTGTATTCAGAATCCCACCTCACATGCTAGGAATCACAACACCTGGTGCTATGAGTTACGCATCAGTCGAGCAGAACAATATTAATTTCGTAGTCCACACTCTCAGACCATACATAGAGAAAATAGAACAGGCATACAGCGCACTATTACCAACTGATGCTTTTCTTAAATTTAATGTCGATGGGTTATTACGTGGTGATTACACAACACGTATCCAGGGATACTCTATCGGTCTGCAGGCAGGATTCTATTCAGTTAATGATGTTAGACGCTTCGAGGATTTAAGACCAGTAGATCAGGGTGACCAGTTCCGAGTTCCATTAGCGAATATAAATATCGTGGATGCTGAGGTCGTGGAGCAGTCTAAGAAAGTTGAAATGGCACAACGCCTAGTCATGGTCGGTTACGATCCTGCACAGGTATTAGCAGCATTAGAATTACCTGCTATCACTCACACAGGTCTACCATCGACACAGCTACAACAGGTAGTGCAGATAGATCCAGAAAATCCTGAATCAGTTTATGAGGTCAAATAAATGTCACTTATTACTGGACAGACTGCTGTAGGTACTGCTGTAGTTAAAATTGCAGGTAATTATGGATACGCAACTACATTGCATCTGCATTTATCTGATAACACAGACAACGTGTATATCGGACCTGCTGGAGTAACTACGTCTACTGGTCTTAAATTAGAAAAGCAAGCGCACGTAGATATCGAACTAGGACAAAATGATGCCATGTATGCTATCGCTTCAGCTACTGGGCCATTTACAATCACCTGGTTAGTTGAGGGTAGATAGTGCCATATTTTATTACTGACTCTGCAGCCGATTGTGCAGGATGGGCAACGATTAAAGAAGATGGCGAAGTGATCGGATGCCATACCACTAAACAGGCTGCTATAGATCAGATGGTTGCAGTGTCTATCGCTGAGGGTATGGAGCCTGGTGGTGAAAGAGCTGAACCTGGTGATTTATCTGTAGGTGACTTTGTTTCA